CATTCCTTTGATAATAGAAAAGATGGGGAGTCAATCTTCTATGGAAGAGACAGAGGTGAAAAGGGAAGTATGATGAGTACTTTTAAGAATAGAGATGCAGTTGATTTTAATGCTGGTGAGGAATACGCTTACATATATAATATGAAAGAAAAGAAATGGTATTATAAATCACGTTATTCAAATCCACAAGATTGGACTTTATTAAAGTGATTAAAGATATTTACTTAGAAAATTTATTGACAGAAGATGGACATGAAGATGTTCCGTCTGCTATTAGAAAGTTAAAAACTTCGATAGAGGATTGTCAAGAGATTATTCAAAAACTCGAAAGTGTTGGTGATATAGAGTTACCAACATGGTGGATGGGTAAAGTAATAGAGTCTTCTGATAGACTAAACAAGGCACGTGATTACATTTTAAATTCTGAATTAACAGAGGCACCTCTTAATTCACCATCACAACTTCCTTTTAGTTCAACGGAAGCACAAAAGTTTGTAGAAAAAGATGTCAGAGATATGGGGAAACTTATCAATCAGGCATCTGCAAAAAGTATCAAGATTATGATGAATGGTGTAAAGGGTGGTAGATACGATGCAATGGATTTAATCAGAGGAATAAAATCTGGCCCAGCTATGGATACAAGTGTTGGTGTTAGAGAGATGTTACAAGTCCTTTGGAGAAAAGTAGAAAAAAGATTTAGAAGTTATCTTCGTGGTAAAAAACGTAGATAATTTATATTTATTAGGGAACAGGAGTTAACAATGTCAAAGAAGAAAAACATTAAATTAAAAGATTTAGTAAACGAAGCAATTGGTGGTGTTGTTGGTATATCCGCTATCGGTGGTACTTCACCATTACATAATAACAATTCTAATTTATCTGATATAGTAGAAGATATCTACGGACATAAAAATGAAGATAAATTTGATAAAAAAGCTTTTAATGAAAACCTATCCAACTTTAACAATCTTGGTAAATTAATTTACAGAGAGGGTAATTTAAGAGATGTTGCAAAATCATTATCTGAATTAGCTAATGGTGTTAAAGAAAATACAATTCGTGAGACAGAGGATTGGTTTGACAAAGTAACTGTTGGTCGTAACATGAAAGAGTTAACTACACTCTCAAAATCATTTGGTAAATTTGCACAGGAGGCACAAGGACTACAAGAAAGAATGAGTGCTGTATATGAAGATATGGCACACATCATTGGTAGATATTATGAGATACCTGAAGGACACGTTCGTGGTCATGACCAAGATGATGCAATGACACCTGAAAAAGAAAAAGAAACCAAGATTGGTGAATACAATATAGATGAGGGGGACTACGAAGAGTTCTTTCAAAAGGCTATGAAGAAGTTTGGTATTAAATCACCTGCAGAATTAGATGATGAGGAAAAGAAAAAATTCTTCAATTATGTAGACGCTAACTATAAAGGAAAAAACGAAGAGGACTAATTGGGTATACAAGTTACAAAGAAAAAAAACGAGTCTGTAGAAAGACTTATATCACGTTTTAAGAAAAAAGTTAAAGACTCAAATATGTTATTCGAACTCAAACAGAGAGAGTTTTATACAAAACCATCTACCTTGAGAAGAGAAGCAAAGAAAAAGGGTATTGCACGAGAGAAATCAAGAAGAATTTCACGTGAAAACTCACGTTTTTAACTGTTTGTATATATTTATATAAACAAGAATACGACATTGCTCATTTGAGCCCCACTTATGTCGTACCGAATGGTCAAGACGACCAATAATCACATTAATGTTTCTAATAACATTACTAAATCCAAATCCAAAATATGGAGAATAAAATGGATGACTTATTAAAAGACGCTATTGCTGACGCAAAAGCAGTTCGTGAAACTGCACTAGCAAACGCTAAAGTGGCTCTTGAAGAAGCATTTACTCCACGATTAAAGTCAATGTTGTCACAGAAAATTCAAGCTGAGATGGAAGAAGATGATGTAGAAGAAAGAATGGAAGACGATGAAAAAGATGAAGCTATGCATGGTGATGACGAGGATCCTGAGGAAAGAATGAAAATCAATGCCGATGACGAAGACCCATCAGACGACCACTCTGAAGAGATGGAACCTGAAGATAAAGAAGTCGAAGAAAGAGGCGATGATGAAGTTGATGAATCAGAAATCATTGAAATCGATGGTGTCAAGTATGCACCTCTTAAAACTGAAGAAGAAGACGAAGAAGAAAAAGATGAATCAGTTGAAGAAGGTGAACACGAAGACAAAGAAGACGATGTAGATGAAGACCTTGACTTGGAAGCCGTTCTTGCTGAATTAGAAGCTGACATCAATGAAGAAGAGGAAGACGAAAAAGACGAATCCGTTTCTGAAGGCGAACATGAAGATGACGAAAAGAAAGATGAATCAGTAAATGAGGAAGATGAAGACGATGAAAAGAATGAAGAAGTTGACGAAGAAGTTGACCATTCTTCTGGTATCGGTTCAGGTGATAACAAGAAAGGTGCAGCTGACAAATCTTCTGGTATTGGTTCAGTAGGAAAAGCTAAGTTAAAAGAAAACGAAGACGTTGAAGAAGATGTTGAAGAAGACATTGACTTAGATGAAATCCTATCTGCACTATCTGAAGAGGAAGAAGTTGAAGAGCAGGACAATCGTGTTGAAGAGCTAAGTAAAGAGTTAGAAGAACACAGAGATGTGGTTAAGTATCTTCGTGGTAAATTAAACGAAGTTAATCTTCTTAACGCTAAGTTGCTATTCAGCAATAAGTTGTTTAGGGCTTATGGTCTTAACAACGAACAGAAATTGAAAGTTGTTGAAACTTTCGACAGAGCAGCAAATTTAAGAGAAGTCAAGTTGGTATATTCAACTTTGGCTGAATCATTTGGTGCTAAGAAAAATGAAACCGTTAACGAGAGTAAAGGTTCAGCTTCTAAAGCTGTCGCATCAACTCAAAAACCTAAAGAAGTAATTCAAGAGGGTAGTGCGTTGAGAGATAGATTTAAGAAGTTGGCTAATATTCTTTAATTTACTTGGAGCTTAAAAAATGAGCAATTATAATGAAATCCAAAATATCATGGATGGATATAATCCGCAAAGAGAGCTTCGTGAACAGACCAAGAAACTTGTTGAGAAATGGGAACCTACTGGCCTTTTAGAAGGTATAGATGAGGAGAACAGAAAACATGGTATGGCTACACTATTGGAAAATCAGGCTCGTCAGTTAATTGATGAGGCTTCTAAAGTGTCTACAACTGCTAACTCTGAAGAGTGGAGCGGTGTTGCACTTCCATTAATTCGTAGAATCTTTGGTTCATTAGCTTCACAGGAATTCGTTTCTGTACAGCCTATGAACTTACCATCTGGACTAATCTTCTATCTTGATTTCAAGTATGGTTCAGCTCAACCTGGTCACACTCAAAGAGCAGACGTGTTTGGTAACACTTCTTCTTCTGGTGACCCAAGTGGTGGTCTTTATGGAGCAGGTAAATTCGGATATTCCATAAATGACGTAAGTGCAACTACAACTACAGCGACTTCTGGATCAGCAACAAACGCTATGATTGATTTCGAACCATCATTGAGTGGTTCTCTATCATCACTACGTTTCTTAAGATTCGCACATAGTGAATTATCAGCTGCTGATTTGAATGGTGCGAGAGCATTTTCAATTAGTGGTTCTGGTAGTGGTTCACTTTCTACTTACTATCCTGCTTACACTAAGAGGGTAGATTCCGATGGTACTTCAAACCCAGCGGCTGGTACACACATTCAGTTTATTGTGGCACCAGACTCTACAACAACGTTTGACGCTAACGGCCCTGCAGGTGATGTAACCTACACCGTTAAGTACCATAAACAACCAACTGATATCACTCGTGGTGATTTCGAGTCTTCTCCAGCAGCTGCTACCGATGGTGGTTTCTCTGGTGAGGGAGATGTCGGAATACCTGAAATTGATATTCAGATGCGTTCAATTCCAATTGTTGCAAAAACTCGTAAGTTAAAAGCAGTATGGACTCCTGAGTTAGCTCAAGACCTTAATGCTTATCACTCAGTTGATGCAGAAGCTGAATTGACTTCTATGTTATCAGAATACATCGCAATGGAAATCGACTTAGAAATCCTTGACATGATTCGTTTAAATGCTAACGCTAAAGAAGAAAAATGGTCAGCAAAGGTTGGATATGAATGGGATGGTGGTTCTTTTGTAGAATCATCTGGAGACCCTACGTGGTGGTGCAAACTTCATCGTAGTAAGTCCTGAAGTTGCTACAATCCTTGAATCTATTCCTGGATATGCAACTGATAGTAATGGTGATTCCAACAATCAACAGTATGCAATGGGTGTACAAAAAGCAGGTCTCTTGAACAACAGATTTACTGTTTACAAGAACCCATACCAATTCGAGAATGTAATTCTTGTTGGTTTCAGAGGAAGTAACTTCCTTGAAACTGGTGCTGTGTATAGTCCTTATGTTCCGTTGATTATGACACCTCTCGTATACGACCCAACCAACTTTACTCCACGTAAAGGTGTGATGACTCGTTACGCGAAGAAAATCGTAAGACCTGAGTTCTACGGTACTGTCGTTGTCGCTGACGTTGATAAAGTGTAAGTTTAATTATACTTAATTAACAGACATGAAAGATAAAGGGTGGTAGAAATATCACCCTTTTTCTTTGCCGTTATATTTATAGAAGAGTAAAACTATATATTTATGAAAAAATTTAACGTTGAAATAGCAAACAATTTACTATCAAGAAATGAAAAAGACTCATATGATAGATACGATAGATTAACAGGTTCATGTTCAGACCAAGAATATTTTGAAACTCTTGTTGAGGTTGCAAAATGTTTCATTGGAGTCGGTGCACCATGTTTGTCTTCAACTTGGTGGCCAAGAAATGGTACTTTACCTGATAAAGGTGTAGATTACCAATTGGAAACTAATTTAGAAACTTATTTGGAAACGTCAACAAAAGTTAGTAGTTCTTTTCAGTTGATAACATGGATGTGTCAATTTGGAGTTCTCTACCAAGAAGATTGGATTTATGGTAGTGAAACTTACGACAATAGATATAACCACATATGGGAGATATAAATGGCTCAGAAACCAATATGGCCAGGAAGTAGTTCTTTTTCTGTAGGAGATACACCCTATGGATTTTATGATACAGAGGCCGAATTCACATCATCTGCTGACCAATTTGCAGATTGGGCTGCAAGAACACTCGGATATCCTATAATAGATATAGAATTACAATCTGGTTCTTTTTATTCAGCTTTCGAAGAATCCGTAACTGAATATGCTTCTCATATAAATCAGTACAACATAAAAGAAAATTTACTTAGTTTAAAAGGTGCACCAACAGGTTCATCGAATTCACTAACACATAAAAGAGTGAACCCAAGTTTTTCTGAAACTATATTTCTATCAGAACAATATGGAACGGAAGCTGGTGTTGGTGGTAGAGTGGATTACAAAAAAGGTAGGATAGACGTAGTTAGTGGTTCACAAGAATATGATTTAAATAAAGTATGGGCTGAAAAGTCTGAAAGTGGAAACGCAATAGAAGTAAGAAGAGTTTACTTTGAAGAATCACCCGCACAATCAAGATTCTATGACCCATATGCTGGTTCAGGAATTGGTGCTATAAAGTTACTATCTGGATTCGGATGGGGGCCTGATAGTGGTGGTGGTTCAATGCCTGGTTCAGAGTATTTATTGATGCCTGTTTACGCGGATATGTTAAGATTACAGGCTATAGAATTTAACGATTTAGTTAGAAAGTCTGCATTTTCATTTACATTGACGAATAATAAAGTAAGATTATTTCCAATACCAGTAAATGAAACTACACAATCACTTTACTTTGATTACTTAGTAAGAGGTGATAGAGATAGTGTTACGTCTACTGTATTTAGTGGTTCACAAGACGTAGTTTCTGATTTCTCTAATGCACCTTATTACAATATGAAGTATAATTCAATCAATGATGTTGGTAAACAATGGATTAGAAAATATGGATTAGCAGTTGCAAAAGAAACTCTTGGTTTGGTTAGAAGTAAGTATGGTTCGATACCAATACCTGGAGCTGAAGTGACTATGGATGGTGACACCTTGAGGTCTGAGGGTATTGCGGAAAAAGAAGCATTGGTATCACAATTAAAAGAAATGTTAGAGGCTTCAAGTAGAAAGACATTACTTGAGGCAGATAAAGATGAAGCTGAGTATTTACAAGAAAAGTTAGCTAAAGTTCCTTTAAAAATATACGTAGGATAATATAATGGCTGGAAGATTTGTCTCTCAAAAAGATATAAACTTATTTAACACCATTAATAAAGAGTTAGTTGGTGATTTAAAGAATGGTAAAGATGGTATCATAAACCAAACCGTTGTTCTTTATAAACTATCAGTTGAAGATACTCAAGTTAATATGTATGGTGAGTCAAGTAATGGGAAGTCTTATTTATCAGGTGTAAGGTTAGCTTGTCTGATAGAAGCTGAAGACTTTGATTTTAATACAGACGAGTTCGGGCCTGATTTAAGACAAGATGCTACTTTCTCTTTTCAGAGAGATGTATTGTTAGATTTAGATTTAGTAGTGGAAGTTGGTGATGTTATAAATTGGAATTATGCACATTGGGAAATAAGAAACGTTAATGAGAATCAGCTCTTAGGTGGTCAATTTGAACAAAACCATTCTGTTATTTGTCTTGCTCACCTAACTCGTGCTAGTCATATAGGTGTTGAACGAGTTAGGAGTACATAATGTCTAAAAGAGCTAAACCAGTTCCAAGAAGTTCAAGAGTACAGGCATTAACCGACAAGACACGTGCTACAACTTTACGAAGAGACAAGGATGATGTAAAAAATGTATCCGTAACCCTTATGGATATGGATAGTGCTATTATGTACTATTTTGAAAATGTTATCAAACCATCCGTACAAGAAAATGGTGAATCAATAAAAGTTCCAACGATGTATGCTTCTGCTGAAAGGTGGTATAATATTAGGTCTAAAGGATTCTTAAATGATAATAAGGGTCAAAAGATTTTACCATTAATTGTTTTTAGAAGAACTTCTATTGAAAAAGATGACACTTATGCCATAGATAAAATCGATCCAGAATCGCCAAAGTTACATTATTCTTTTAAGAAAGGATACACTCAGAATCAAAGATATGATAGATTTTCAGTTCAACAAGGATTGATGCCACAAAATGAATATTATAATGTTGCAGTACCTGATTATGTAAATCTATCTTACGATTTTATTATTTGGACAACGTATATCCAACAAATGAATTCTATTGTTGAAAAGATACAATATAGTGAAGGTGCTTATTGGGGCGAACCTGGTAAGATGAGGTTTAGGACATCAATTGATGCATTCAATGATGTAACTGAAACGGATGCGGAAAGATTAATTAAAACAGAGTTTAGTGTAACACTAAAAGGTTACTTGATACCTGAACAATTCAATGAATTGGTAACCACAAACAAATATTTAACACCACGTAGGTTGGTAATCAAAGACGAGACTGATATTAA